AATAATACATTTAGTGCTGCTGACGAATTATCAGTACATTTTTCAAGATCAGGTAATAAAGGAGACACAGGTTCAACTGGGTCTACAGGATCAACTGGTTCAACAGGTGCAACTGGAGCAAGTGGAACTAATTCACAACTTGCAATGACTTTTAGTAATTCAACTTCTGATGCTGATCCAGGTGCAGGTAAGATTGCTTTTAATAATGGTACATTATCAAGTGTTTCAATTTTATATGTAGATGATGCAGATGATGCTAGTGCAGATATATCAGGATTTGTACAATC